CAGCAGAACCTTCGTCTGCCCGCCGATGGCCATGCAGCCTGCGCGACCAGCGGCAGCCGGCATGTCCTGGAGGACACCGTCAGATTCTTCGCCAGCGACCGAGCAAACGGCCATCTGACCGGAAGAGTTCATCTTAACGAACTTGTACTGCGCCGCAGAAAGATCACCAGACGCGGGGCGGCTCAGCGTCTTGAGTGCATTTTCGGTAGCCATGTGAGGCTTCCTTTCTCAGTTGAGGGGTGGAAAACGAAACGGGCCGCCGAATGGCAGCCCGTCAAATCAGGGGATGGTCGAGAGGATCAGGCTGCGGTCTTCGGGCGTTGGCCAAGGGACTCTCCGTAGAGTGCCCTGCCCTCATCGGTATTCAGGAACTCGGCGTAGGCCGCCGCTTTCGTGATGCCCTTCGCCTTGGCGATTTCGACGGCCCGCTTGTCCATCTTGGCTTCGGCGCTGTCGTCACCACCATTGCCGCCAGCGTAGCCAGTTGGGGTCATCATGCCCTTCATGGCTTCGTTGCCAGCCTTCAGCATGGTTTCGAGCGCCTTGCAGGTCTCGTCGTCCATGGGCTTCTTCTTCTTCATCGCCTTCAGCACTTTGGCCTTGTCGATGTTGGTGCCCGGCAGCTTGCCATAGTCGGCAGCCGCGGCCTTTTCGAGTTCGGCCAACTCGACCTTGTCGTTGGCCTTCTCGATTTCGCCCTGCTGGGCCTTCATGACAGCGAAGACGGATTCCCCAACAGCCGACTTGCGCACTTCAGCGCCACCAACCGTCAGGACTTCGTCATTCTTGGCCAGATCGGCGGCCTTCGTAAGGTCCGCAACCTTGGCCTCGGCCTCCTTGGCGCGCTTTTCGAGCGCCTCAAAGTCAGCCAGCCGTTTGGTGAGATCGGCAACCTGCTTCTCCAGGTCGGCGACCTTCTGCTTATCGTCCATGGTGTTGTCTCCTTTCTGGACGTTGTCGCCGGTCTTCCCGGCATTGAAAAAGCCCGCCGCAGCGGGGTTCTGCTTGATGGCCTTGGACAGCTCTTCCTCGACATCGGGAAGCTTCTCAGTCACGGCGGCCACGAATTGTTCAATTGAGACACGGATGGCGACAGCCTTGGCCGTCATGTCCATTCCTGCATCTGCCGCAATCGAGCGCAGGCTTTCGCGCAGTGCGTCGAACACCGGATAGAGCTCTTCCTGAGCCTCCCACTGACGCCGCTGAGCCTCGTTTTCAGAGAGCAACTGCTCAAATGATTTGGCCGTGCCAGGCGCTGCGGTATTCGCCATGGCGATCACGCTCTTGACGATCTGCTGAACGGGGTCACGTTTGAAGATCGAAACGCGGGCGCCCTTATTCGCCGGTTCATCCACAAGGGACAACTCGCGGATGCGCAAACCTTTGAGACGTGTAGCCATGGATGACCTCAGTTGAGTTCGAGTTTCGTGCCGCGCTTGGCCGCTGCCGCTTGGACGCGCCAGCTTTCGATTGCCTCAAGGTCTTTGTCGGAACAGGTGACCTTGATGCAGGGTTGTTGGGTCAGGTGATGCTTGGTCTTCTCCATGGTGAGCCGGATGGTCGGCAGCATCATTTGCGACCGTTCCTCCGGGCGCACCTTGCGCAATTCTTCGATGGTGGGCGGTCCAACGACGTCCATCTTTCCCTGAGCTGAATCCTCCAGAAACTTGCCGATGGCGTCATAGACGCCGCGATCTGAAGCGATCAGCCATGCGACGGGCTTGGGAGAGATCAGGCCCCATTTCTGCGACAGTGCGAACATGGGTCAGACCTCCTCACGAACTGCGCGAGCGCCGATGCTGAAGGCGCGGAGCTCGCCGGATTTCACGGCCTTCCACACGTCATCGTCATGCACCTTGACGCCGACGATCCAGCCTTCGCGGTCACAGCTGATGCCGAGTGACTTGGCAATGTCGGCGGTGAGCGGGAAGGAATGCACAACGTCGCCCTTGCGCATGTCCTCATCGATCCCGTTGTCATCATTGCGCTCATGCATGACCATCGCCATGCGCGCATCGCTCATGAATTCGGTGGCAGCCTTTTCCAACTCGTGCGGCTCGATGATGTCGCCCTGGGTGTCGATAACCGGCGAACCCTTGTCGGTAATGACCGATGCCCAGCCATAAACGATCCGCTGCTCGTCATTGACCTTGAGGATTTGAGCTTCGACGGTATCGGCCGATTTCACAGCGTTGTCCTTTCCGCTCAAGTCCTTGAACTTCACCTGGACGTTGTTCTGGTTGTCGAGCCATTGGGCGGTAAGCCGGTGATGGCCGTCCGCGATGTAGTTGCGGCCATTCATGCGAACCACAACCGGCGGCTTGTCTGGCTTCTGGTCACCGCGCATGGCTTCCACCTTGCCGGCATGAACCCGGTTTTGCATCGCCGTGAGGGTGTTCAGGCGCACAGTCTTGTCTTCGAGCCCGTCCTGATCCGTCAGGGCGCCAAAGAAGCGCGGCACCTGGTCGGCGCGCAGGCTACCCAGGGCGTTTGGGTCGTGCGGGAACGGCGAGTGAGCGTGTTCGTCATCCAATGGCTTCAGCGCCCGGACCTGCCCCGCCTTCGTGACGGAATAGGTCTCACCCTGACGATTGAGCTTCATGTGGTTTCCTCTGAATTCTATGGTAGGCTGCCTGGATGCCGAAAACCCCGATGACAGCGTTTCTTTCGGACCTGTGGGAACAGGCTGACCAAATGCGTCAGCAGCTCCCTACTCCGCCCGATCCGCGCATGGTGGCGATCCTCGATGAGTTACAAGCGCGTCTGGCCGCCCTTGGCCTCGTGGCTCAAACCGCTGAAGCCGTCGAGCGCTTGAGCGAATAGGTCACCACACAGCGGCAGTTGATCGTGTTTTCCGGCCGCCCTTTCGGATCACCCGGGAAGAGCAACGGACCCAAAGGGGTCTGGAAATGCGCATGCAGCCCCACCCCTTCGCGGTTCATGGCAGGGACTGCCGCGTGAGCATCGCGAACCTTGTCGTCATGAGTGTATTGCCAGCGGCGAACGATCTCGTCCTCGCCGATCTTGTCCTGCTCCACCAATTGGCGGATGGCAAAATAGGAGCCGGTATTGACCGCGCGCAGCGCTTCCGTCCTGGCAATCGTTTCAGCCCGGTAATTCAGATAGCGGGCCGCATAGCGGCTTACCATCTGGTCGATCTTCTCAGGCGGTATCGCTGCACCGTTGCGCAGCGACCGAAGAATGGTCGGATCAAAGCGCTTGTCGCGCAATGCCCTGTCGAGAACACTCTTGTTCCCTTCCTCAAGGCCCCGGCGGAAATTCAGCACCGCGCGGGTTTGCGATTCCGTGAGGCCGATGTGGTCCCGAATGGTCCGAGCGACGTTGTAGGGGTTGCGCCCTGCTTCGAGACCCGAAAGGATCACAGCCCGCACTGACGCCCGCGCGCCGTCCCCTATGTCGCGGATCAAGGTCGCAATCGAGTCCTTCAGATAGTCAAGTGAGCCTGCGTCATTGCGATGGAACACAAACTGCACAGCACCGAGCCTGCGGCTGGCCGCGATCGATGTGGCAACCCGTTCACCTGACACCATCGTTGCCGTGGTGAGCTCCTGTGCGAGGGACGGAAACCCGCGCCGGGCCAACTCGCGATTAACCAGGTCGATGGCTTCTGCCGTGCGCCCGGCCTTGATGAGGCCTCCCAGCGCCTCGATGTCTATGCGGCTGGCAATCTGACGAATGGAGTCGAGAAAGGCCGAATTGATCTTCATGCCAAACTGATCCATGAGCCGGATCAGGTCTTGCACGTCTTGCACGTCTCCTGCTGCCTTTTCGAGAGTGTCTCGCCAGGCAAAGTAAGCAATCATCAGAGCTTCTGTTCTGCAGCCTTCAGCGGCAGTCCGACCTTGGCGCGAACATGGTCTTCGACCTTGTCATCCGGGAACAGCTCCATCCCCGACCGTGCCAGATCGCCAACAATCCGGGCCAGCAGTTCCGGTGAAATATCCTGTACCTTGCCGTGCTTGACCTGCGGCATCAGCCGTTGATCGAGGCCATTCAAGCGCCAGACGCGCGGCATCATGAAGCGATTTAACGGCTCTTCGATCTGGTCGAGGATCGATTCACACGCCTGCATGAACAGATCCACCTGGCTCTCATGCATGCCATAAGAACCGCGGGCCGAAACCGTCCCCTGCCCGAGCGTGAGGAAGTCAGCAAGCGCGCTGCGCGCAATGTTCCGGTAGTAACGCTCGGCCACGCGCGAGGTGTCGATTGACCGCGTACCACCGCTGGCAAGGAGCTTGATGTCCACCAACGGGACATTCGAGTAGCTACCATCGGGATTTCGGAAGGTGTCTGACGGAATAACCAAACCGCCCTGCTCATTGAAGCGCAGTTGCTTGGCGATGCTCTCGTAAGTCGCCCGCACTGCTCGATCTTTCGGCGAAACGTCTGACTCGAAATACTGCTTCGGAATGCGGACGATGGGCATGCCGGCCAGTTCGCGTTCGATGCCGATGGCCTCGAAGTCCTCGATGTATTTCACCTTGTGCCAGGAGCGATAGGCAGACCGGAAGATCGAAACACCTTCCGGAGAATTCTTCCGCGAAACCGTGCGGAACAGAAGAGCGCGGTCTATAGGCACAAAGCGCTCACCGCCGCCAATCCATGGGATCTGCCACATGCCGGAAATGCCGCCATCTTCCTGCATTTCCCAGCGCTGCAGGGTATCCTGCGAGCGCGGCGCAAGCTTGCGAATGCCAATGCGGCCGTCCGTGTATTTGGACCGATTGGCTGGATCATCAGACTCCGGCCCGCCACGACGCTTGTAAACGATCTCGTGATAAGACCATCCGAACGGCAGCATCGTGAGGGCCTCGGAAATGAAGTCGCCCCACGAATGGCTCATGTCCTCCATCAGTGAGGTGCCAAAGTCCGCTTCAGCCTTGGCTTCAGGCGTGTCGTCGGCGGCATTCACGTCCCATTTGACGGAGCCTACAACGAGACCAATCGCATTCAGGACAGCGGCGGCTGTGGCGTCGTTCGACACCATTTCCTGATAGATGCGAATGCCCTTCTGCCCATGCAGTTGCGGCAGAAATTCTTCGTAGATGTAGCCGGACGCCTGCTTCAGGCCAGACACACCAATCTCGACGGTCGGGCTTTGCTTTGCCGTCTGCGTCGGTTTCTTGGCCATGTGGTTCCTAATTCAGGCTGTTGTTGGGTCCGGCGCCGACCTGAACCGGCGCGAAGATTGAGTTGTCAGCGATGAAGCCGAGCATGAGTTCGGTCAGCGCCCAAACCAGTGAGTCCACGCGGTCAGGCGAATAGCCCATCTTCTTTTTGTCGAAGTCGAGCGTGAAGGCCGACATCTGGTCTTCAAGTTTCGCAAAGGTGCCGACATGCGAAACCCTGCCCTGCTCATAGAGTGCAGAAACCGGCTCAGCGCGCGTCACCTTCCCGCGTGAAGCATGGACGAGTTTCACAGGCACTTTGGGGTCAACCTGAAGGATGACCGCCGAAACCATTTCGCCACCATTGTTTGCCTCGGCCACGATCCGGTCCGCCTTGTATTCATGGTAGGCTTTGACAGCTCTTGCAGCCCATTGCTGGGGCGTCTCCTTGTGCGACGAACAGTCCGCCAGCACATAGCCGCGCTTGTCTGCGCCGCGCGCCGCGACGACGATTCCGCATTCGTCAGCGTCTTCGCCAGAGCTCGCCGGTGGATCAACCGCGACTACCACGCGCTCGAAATCGCAGGTTGCCTCTGGCAAGCGCGTCCCATCGATCTGGGTCAAGGTCCACAACGCGCCTGGCACATCATCGAGGATCGCGGCTTCCAGCTCTTGGCGGCCAAGGCGAGTGCCTTCGTATTTCGAAACCACCTCGCGGAAGAACTTCTCCGAAAGGTTCGCTTTGTTGTCGTAAGTCGAGCCGCCTGTGACGACAGCAAATCCTTGGGCTTTGAACTTGCCCACCAGTTCTTTGATCACCGGCAATGGCCGCGGCGTCGTCGTCACCACACAGCCGAGCGTTGGCACCAGGCGATAGCCGAACTGCAGCTGGTCCCATGTTTCCATGAGGCGCTTCCACGCGGCCAATTCATCGCACCATGCCCAGTGACATTGTGGACCGCGAAGGCGCTCCGGCTCTTCGGCTGAGAACGTGAAAGCTACTGTTCCGTTCGGCCAGATCAGCTTGTTCTTCGAGCCGATGTAGCGCGGGCGAAAATCGTCCGGCGCCATCGTGATCAGACCGGCCGGGCCGTAGAGCATGACGCGCTCAATATCGCCGGCTGTTGGCGCAACCAGATGGCCCACCGTGCCGGGATTGTTGCGCGCCGTCTCCTTCACCCATTCGGTTCCGGTGCGTGTCTTGCCAAAGCCGCGACCGGCCAAAACGGTCCAGTAGGTCCAATTGCCGGGCGGCGGCAGCTGGGCGTCACGGGCGACAAACCACCAATCCTTCGAAATCTGCTCCGCCACACTGGGCGGAAGAGAGGAAATGACCGCCTTCATGCGCTCCGGCGGCACACCCTTGAGTAGTGCCCGAAGCTCTCGGGGGTCAACTGTCATTGTTTTCCCCGTGGAAACTTGGCACAGAACGTCGCGTCATTGCGGATTTCTCCGCCTCAACCTTTGGGCGAAGGTTCGGCTTGTTTCTCCTCGGCGGCAGGGACAAGCACAGCAAGGCCAGCTTTTTGGAGTTGCTCGAACAGCGTCTCTCTGGCGCTCTCCGGCGTTACCTTGCTTTCGACCTCAACCGGCTTGCCGTCCTTGCCGGTCAATTCATGCTTGATCGGTCCGTTCAGCCCAATGAGCGTGGCCCGGCGCTCCATAATGCCGAGAACCATCTTGCCAGAATTCAGATCGCCCTGAGCCGCAGCAGCCATATGGGCGGCCATCAGCATATCAAGCCGTTCAAGTTCCAGGGCTTTCACCTCTTGGGCATTCTCCGCCTTGATATTGGCGATGCCTGCCTTGATCAGCTGATGAACACGCGGCTCCGAGACCTTCATCGTCGCCGCAATGGCCTTCAGCGTGTGACCTTGAAGGCGATATTCCATCGCCTCATTCTGCCGCTTGGAAGCCTGAATGGCTCGGGACGAAGTTGCCCCGGTGTTGCGAGTTTTCTTGCGGCCCCGCTTTTTACGTGCAGGGCCAGTCACTTAAACACCGGCCATGGACTTAAGGGCCTGCAGTCGGGCGGAAAGGTATAATCGACCATGAGGCCAACACGGCAGGCAAAGCGCCAGAGCTTGACGCCAAACGGCGTGAGGCGGGTCTCACCCGGCTGAATGGCGTAACGGCTGCCCATGGCAATGATGCGGTCCAGATCGGACACGAGAGAAACTCCGCTGATGAGGTTGGTTCCAGATGGCCGGGCTTGATACCGGCTATGACCGCAGGCGTTCACACCCCGTGCACTGGGTGATCCCCACACCGGTTTGCGCCGTTGACTCGCGCCGATTACGAGTGCGGACCGATGCTGTTTCGCTGCGTTAGTCAGAGGCCGTGGGTTGCCCCGAGCCATTCCTGCGGTGCGTGTCCTTCCACGCCGCATCTGAATTTAGGTTGCGGCCCAGCACTTCACTGGTTGTCTACGCTTCCGGTTGGGAACCACGCGCCCGTCTTGCATATCAGGCTCGCTCCGGTTTCCCCGGTCGTCGTCCGCAATTTGGAGCGGCGAGCGGGAATTGAACCCGCTTCTCAAGGCTTGGAAGGCCTGCGACCTGCCATTGGCCCGTCGCCGCGAATTTCACAGATACGAGGCTCTTTCCGGGCACTTGGTGACATGCACCTTGCCGGACTTGATGGCCTCTTCAACCAAGGCGCGGCGATCCGCGTCGGTCATGGTTTCGAAATGGCGCGCATTCCGGCGCCGCTTAATCCGCTTGGTGACGGTCGACTTCATCTTGTCGAGGTGCTTCCGCTCAGCATCACTCGTCTTGGAGCTCTTCCGTCGATGAACCCCACGGCCACAATCATTGATTTGACCGGGCCGCGGGTCATTGCCGTCCATGGGAGGAAAGCCGTCATGGGGCGGCAATTTGGTTGCGGGGGGAGGATTTGAACCTCCGACCACCTGGAAGTTAGCCAGGCAAGCTGCCACTGCTACACCCCGCATTTATTTTTGTGAAAGGTCCATGAAGGCGCATCGCCGCTTCGCAATAAGCTTGATGCGCTTGCTCAACTGTATCGTGGTATCCTAACCAAGACCGCTTGCCGTTCAGGATAATTGTGGCGGTCCATTTCGCTTTATCCTTGCGATAGCAGACGCCTTGGCTGCCCCACCTATTCTTTGTCGAATAGTCGCGATTTCGGGTGTTTTCAGCATGAGTGGCGGCACGAAGGTTGCTCAACCTATTATCGCCGCGATCACCGTTTATGTGGTCCACTTCATCGTGTGGCCATTCTCCAAACTGGATCGCCCAAATCACACGGTGAGCGCAGTACTTCTTCCCGAAGGCAACGCCCTGAAAGTATCCATTGCCGTTTAACGCGATGAAGGCTCGCTTGCCTGCGTTCTTGAGATTCCACGAATGGGCAACGGCTTCTCGTGGTGTGCTGCCCCTGCTTGAAAACATATGGGCGGGGCGGAGCTTCCAAGTCAGAACACCAGTTTCTGGGCAATAGTTCAGGATTTCCCTGAGCCTAACAGCATCGATCTGTTGTGCCTTTGGCAAACTACACCCCGCGTTGATTGTGAGAATTAGGTGCCCGAGGTGCGGCCTTGCGAGCCGCCGACACGGCGGGCACTCGACAGAGCCAGCCGGCCAGGACCTGTGCTGACGAGGTTGCGGACTCCCATGATATTGCGAACTGGTCACCTCCATTGGTTGGGTTTGATCATCTGCAACGAAAAAGCCCGGGCACTTGTGGCACCCGGGCAAGTTGATCGTCGCAAAACGGTCGGGATTAGGCACAGCTCCCGACGAGCTGTTCTCTGTAAGCCTCGCGGCCTATTTCCTCGGAATTCCCGCCAGACGCACAAGCTTTGCATCCGGCTTTCCGATCTTCCTGGCGGTCACCTGCGAAGCTGGCAGCTCAATGCCCATGGCATCTGCCAGTTTCCGGCCATCAATAAACAGGTCCCCGCCGCCTGTGAATCCTGCGCCCTTGAGAAACGCGGTGGCTTGATCGCCATCATCAAAGACGGCCACGAAATAGAAGTCAGAACCGGTCGCGCCCTTGAAGCGCTCCGCCTCTTCCTTCATGCGCTCGCGGAAACCAATCTCCACTGCGCCGAGCTCTGCGGCGGCATCGGCTTCAATGTCGCCGGTATAGTCCACCTTGCCCTTGATTGGGTCAGGCGCATTCGGAACGCTGTCCAGCGCTTTGCGGATTGCTACTGGCTTGGGTAGCTTGGCCAGTTTGCCAACGGGCGCGAGCGGCTTCAATTCCAAGCGATTCAGCTTCATGCTGCAGCCCTCTCATACCGATGAACTTCAGCCTCAGCCAATGGGAAGAACTCTAGAATCCGGCGGTAGTCAGCCGGACGCTGATCCTTGAGAGGCTTTAGGAACCTGTAGTCCAAGCCATCGAAGGAACGGCCGAACAGCAAGTAATCATCGGGCAACGGAATGCCCGACGCATCAATCTGTGAAAGCAACCTCGCCTTGTTCCAATCATGGACAGGATAGTATTGCCTCTGCGAATAGCTGATCGCGCCATGTTTTGAGAAGGCCACCCGGCGCAACGGTGAATCCGCCGCGCGAACACCAGAGGCTACCAGCATTTTCTCAGGGTCCAGACCTTCAATCCGGCACACCCACGAGAAGACATCCAGATAACTGAAGTTGGGCAACTTGGCCGAACGGATCACTTGCGCATAACCCGGTGGCAGGAAAGTGTAGTTGTTCAGCCAACGGAAGAAACTTGGATGCGGCAGATTGATGATCTTCCGCCGGAACACATGCCGCTCATAGTAGTCGAGCGACTCATCCACGAACGAAAGGCCGGGCACCAGGTACAAGTGGTACGGTACAATCTCTTCGAAGTGATCGCGGATCGCGAGATAAGCTCCGATTGAATCCTTGCCGCGCGAGAATGACAGGATCGACTTGGGGCCAATTTCTTGCCGCACCTGGCGCACAACCTCTTCGCTCGAACAGAGGACGCTCATTTGCGCTGCACCTTCTTGGCGCCAGACTTATAGAAACCTTCACGCTCAAGCTTCTCACGAACTGCTATGAGCACATAAGACGATATCGATCGGTCTTGCGCGGCCGCTGCAGCTTCCAGCAGCTCCTTCATTTCCGGCTCAATGCGGAAGTTCAACTGACCCGACTTGACCATATAGCGATGTATAACATTCATCTACATCACGGTCAATCAAAAAAGCAAAACCCGGCGGCTTTTGGCCCCGGGTGCGATTCGTGCAGCGTTACTGAACTAATGGTAAGTTTGTGGGGGTTTGTCAAGTTTTGGCCCCCGAAAAACTTTTCGGTGAGGTCTCTAGACCTGAAATCCCTTCCCCTGCCATCGGATTCCATATTCCGCCAGAAGCTCCGAAACGATCTGGTTGCAGGCCCTCACGCGCAAGTCATAGACCATATGGCGGTCGATCTTCTGGCCTGGCCTCCACATAGCCGCAACTCGCGAAGTTGGCGCACCTGACGCCAAAACCAGCAAGCAAGTCTTGAAACGCCTTGGATCGCGGGATTTTATGAACCGAAACAGACTCAAGGTGACCATCATACGGCTAACCTCTAGATCGCTTGGCTCCGCGAGTCTGGTCGGCGCGGAATCATACTCCGACATGCCATGCAACAGCCTGGTCAGTTCGATTTCCCAAAGCTCTTTCCAGCGCCTGACAATCTCCGGCCACTTGCAGCGGTCGCCCGATGTGAGCCATTGCGCTTCCCTATTGCGGATGCGGGCAATGATAGACGTTGCATCCTGGATCAGAACCCAGACCACAAATTCTGGCCGATCCGTCCCTCCGTTTGCCTTGGCGAGCAATGAGCCATGGCGCAGTGTTTCAAGCACGGCTTCGCGCTCGCGCAGAAATTCCGTTTCCTGTGCCAACCGCTCGGCGGGCAAAAGCTTGTGATTAACTCGAACCTCCTGCTGTGGCGCTTTTGGCTTCACTTGCCGCTTGGCCCGCGCTGCCGCCTGTTGCCACCGACCCAGCCGCGCTTGACGTTCCGCCTTCAGTTTGTCTTTCAAAAGCACGACTTACCCCCGCAGATTCAAAATGGTACTTCGTCGTCAAGATCGCGCTTGAAGTTGTGGACCGTCCTGCCTTCTGTTTCTCCTTGGCCTTGATCGGCCGGCGCCCGCGTCGTCGTCTTGCCGTATGCCTCTGGATCATCGGAAAAGCCTGGTGACTTGCCACCGGGCGAACCCAGCAATTCCAAATACCCCTTGAACTGCTCGATCACGATCTCCGTCGCGTAGCGCTCGGTTCCTTCTTTGTCGGTATACTTGCGCGTCCGGATGACGCCGGTCATCAGGATCTTCGAGCCCTTCTTGACGTATTGCTCGATGACTTTCGAAATGTTCTCATTGAACGAGACGACGCGATGCCACTCGGTCTTTTCCTTCCGCTCGCCCGTATTCTTGTCTCGCCATTGCTCTGAGGTGGCGAGCGAGAAATTGGCGATGGGCTTGCCGTCTTGGGTGTGACGAATTTCTGGGTCCTGGCCGACATTGCCGCAGAGGGTTGCGAGGTTCATGGATCAATCTCCTGTCGAATTGCGATGCTCATGCGGCTGCTCCTTGTTTGCGGCGGTCGAGGAATATGGGGATTTCGGGAAGTTCTGATTTGGTTTCCGAACCACCCTGCTGCGTGTGTCCCGGTGGCCACTGGGTCGGGAAATACCAGCCGCGGCGTTTGCGGCCCGTTTCAGGATCGACAACGTCTGCGCGCGGGAATGGCTTGCCTTGATGGCGTTCCCAAGCATCCATTTCCGGTGAGCCATCGAACACGGCGAATTGAACCCTGTCGCTCGGCGTTTCGGTTGGCCTGATCGGCACAGCCTTGGAGTTGGCGCCAATCCACACAACCCGAGCGTCTCTGATGGCCGGAATGAAATAGCTCCAGCTTTTCTGGCTGTTGACGGCATGCGCCTTCGCCCGGATGGTCGGAAGGACGTGCTGTTCGAGATCGTGGCCGTTGTCGATCAGCGCCTGGATGACGGCAGTCTCGGAAAGCCCCGGTTCCTTGTGCCACCAGTTGGCAGCATGCCGAAGTTTCCATTCCAACGAATCCTCGGAAAGGCCAGCCCGCCAGCCAGCCGGTTCTGCGTTCGGATCAGAAGGGGGTTTGGGGGCTGGCTTGCTATTGGATATGGATATGGATTTGGTTAGCGTTTGTTCTGCGCCATCTTCTGCGATACGCTCTGCGTCTTGCTGATCGTTGTTTTTCAACAACTTGGCGTTTCTAATTGCCTCGTTTGCTGCCGCAGCACCTTTGGTTTTCAAAACCCGTTTGGTGTTGCACAAGTCGCGTTCTTTCGAGAGCCGTTTCTGTCTCCACAAACCGTCTTCGCCCAACTTCCAGAACGCCATCACCACAGCGCGCACAGCGCGCCATGTACGGCCGTCACAGCGGGCCATCCGGGCCAACCTGCCTTCATCATTCGGAAGGGCACAGTCAGGCGAGCGCCAGGCCGCCATGAGCAGAGAAATGTAGGCTCCAGTCTCGGTGGCAGACAGATGACTCGTGTCCGCCATAAAGGCATCAGTCCAGAGGGGAAGCGCCGGGAAGTCAGCCACTCATGCCTCCCTTCAGCGCGCCATATGCTGTAATGATCGGCTTGAACCTATTTGGTTCAGCATCCACAACCCTCACGGCATTCATGATCGTCGTGTGATCGCGGCCGCCCAGAAAGCGCCCGATCTTGGGATAGGAGGCTTTGATCTCGTTCCGGCAAATCCAGCAGAACGCCAAGCGCGCCCGCATAGCATCATGTGTCTTCCGTGGCCCTGTGATCTCGGACAGGGGAACACCGGATGCGCTTGAAACCAAGTTGGCAATCGTACCGATCCCAGCGTCATCGGCTACAGCGCTGGCTTGGGCTGCCTTGGCGATGACAATCACGGGCAGAATGAGATTTGGTGGTTTGGGCCGGGTGTCCTTGACCAACCCAAGAACAATCCCAGCTTCGCGCGCCCTGAGCCTTTTGCTGTTGACCAGGAAATCGTATCGCGACCGAAGGTTTGGCGGTATCCTGAATCCGCGCCGTCGATCCTGCATCCGTTTCGAAGCCGCAGACTTTCGCGCCAGCCCCTCTGGCGTCATCTTGCGGTTCTTGAAGCATTCCTTCGAGAGCCTACCCGTGCGCCAAAGATCACGGGCCATGTCCGCCATTTTCCGCACATTTTCAGGGTTTTCGAAGCGCTCTGCATTGGCAACTCGACAGGCTGCAAGGCGCTTCAATTCATGCTTGGCAAAATTGGCTCGCGCCTGCTTACGCCGTTCAGGCGTCATTTCCTCACGGAAGAACTTTCGGATGCCGGCAATTCTCTTGGCCTCAAAACCTGCGGCTGATCTCATCGTCTTGAGACGCTTCGCCATAGCCTCCAAGAGCTCACCAGAAAGGTCAGGCTTCTTGCGCGCCCGTTTGACGAGCTTAATCGGTGGCAGGGAAATGTTGCCCCCCTGCCTTGCCTCCAACTCCCCCCAGTTGCTCATGATGCCCTCGCCAAGAGCTGCGCCTTGATGGCGCGCTTGTGCTGCGGGGTGAATGGGCGATACTTCTGCGATGGGGCCGAAGAGTAAGCCCGGCTGGCGTGATACTCGCAATAAGGCCCGTCACCATCGTGTTTGTGGCCACAGAAATGGAAGTCCGAGGATCCCACATCACCGATGGGCCACTTGCACATCTGCGGCCCGAGATCGAGCAACGTAACCGGTCCATCATGGAGGGTTCTTGCAGGCTGCGGCGGAACCAGTTTCACGGGCACAGGCTTCTTCACAATGGGCGCCAATGAAATGGTCGGCGTCGGTCTGGCTGACTTTGCTGCTGTGTCCGCCCCCTCCTCTGACTGCGAGTGCCTGACTTTTCGCCTTCCGACTCCAGGCGGAGGAGACGGGTTGCGCCGGGCAAGGTGCAGGCGGTGAACCTTGCCGATAACCGCATTCCGCGTGAACCGCGGCCCGAGCCTGTTCGAAATGGTGGAGCAGCTAAGGCCTTCATTCCAAAACTTGGTGAGCAGTTCGATTGTTTCAGGCGTCCAAAGATCGCTTGTCATCTTGCGAGCATCCCATTCTGATTTTTGTTGAAGGCCCGGTTCCATGTCTTCAGCACATCATCTTGCGATGATCCGTAGACGCAGACGCTGTGTCCGCTGCCCACACATGAAAGCGCGAAGGAATCGATTCCGGTTTTGTATGGTCCGCCAGGTGGTCGGCGGCAGATTGGGCACTGCGCGGGAAGCGGGGCATCGCTCATGGCGTGAACTTCCCTGTTTCGTTGCCCCAGACATCATTCCCCGGCCACTGCTCGCGCCCAAACAGCTCGCAACGCCAGGCGTTGGGGGTCATGCGCTCAAGCATCGCACGGGCTTCAGGAGGCTTCCGCGAATGTTCCCTGCCGGGAGAAATGATGACGTTTGAAACGTCCGTCAGCCGCGCTTGTGATTCCCCCATGCGCGCAATGAGAAATGGTTCGCAGGCGCTGCGGAGACTGTAGCCAGTTCCAATTCTTAGACCTTCGCCATCTTTGGTGGTCTTGAGCCAAGCGCCGCCTGTGATGTGCTGGAAGCCCCACCGCCGAATGCACTCATGCGCCACTGGCAGCTTGGGCCAGGTGGCCCAAAGGAATAAAACGCAGGTGCGCCCGGCCAAGCTTCCAACCGGGAGCCGGTAGAGGTCGTCATCACTCATCGTGGAGTAGTGAGCCTCGGGTGACTTCTCATACCCCTTGGCTGAGTACATTTTGTAAGACCATGGCGGGTCCGCCAAGATCGCATCGTAGCCAAACCGCCGGAGACGTCCGAACGGCCATTCCATAGGCTGTCGATCCGGGAGCGGCGTGGCCGCCGCCCCCGGACCATCGGGATGGACAATGGCGCGATTGCAGTCCATCCCCCTGCCTCAACCGAGCCTGCCGAAGTACGGCACGATTTCCGTGTGTGTGGCGATCCCCTTCACCACTTCATGGAATGCTGCAGCTTCCACAAACTGGCGGCGATTGATCTTCATCGTGAAGGTCAGTTGGCCTTCGTTGATCCGGTAGCGCAACAGGACACGAACCTCGTATTTGGGGTCCCCGTAGAAGACCGGCACACCAATCTTGAATTCCGCAGGAATGACCAAAGTACCGCGCCCTTTGGACTCGATCTCTTCGGCATAAGTCAGCTGGTTGGCCCCGGTCTGCAGACGGACGCCAGACGCAAAGGACACGTTCTTCTTCGCTTCGAGGTTGGAAACCACATCAAGCATGGCCGCATTCGGCGGATCGATCACGTCCATGAAGTTTTCTTCGAGGAACTCCGCTGCCTGCATCTGGGACATCGGCTTGTTGTCGATCGCTCTCCAGCGCGCCCATTCCTCTGCGAACGGGAACTCAAACTCCACACGATGTTCGCCGTAGTCAGGCACTGGTTCTGTGAACTTCGCAGTTGCCCCCTCGGCCTGTGCGGCGAAGGGCTTCTGGTGGTAGTCAATGACGCCGATGATCAATGGCGGCTGGTTCTGCTGACCATTGCGAATCTGGTCGGCAAAGATGGCCGTATGCTTGTTCTTGAAGGTGTTGATGTACGCAATGAAGCTCGATGCATCCAACAGCTTCACGGTTTGCTTGACGTGGTGCAGCAGCTTGGCAAGCGGCTCCAACCGTTCAACGCGGTAGTCCTTCGGAACCACCACAATCTCCCCACCCTGCGGATGCGGCTTGGTGTCGAGACCCGCCACCATCTGTTCAGCGCTGAATTCGAGCGCTGGCTTCAGCCCAATCGTGTCGTCCATTTCTATCTCCTGTTGGGATTGTCCGTTCACGCCTGCGGAACGCGGCGAAGCTCGCCCGTTTCTTTGTCAGCGACTTCCTTGAACATCTCGCCTTGGCGCGGATCGCGCCGCAGTAGGTTGCCGAATTCATCGGCAAAGAATGCCGATGTGCCGCGCGTCAGTTCAGGAACTTTGGTCTTGATGTCCTCAGAGATCATCACGCCATGTTCGCCATTCGGGCTGACCTTGAGTTTCAGTGTCAGCTCACCGACCTTGCGCGTTGCTATGACCGCCTGGACAACATCGTTCAGTTCGTCGCCAAGCTTTTGATGCGTGACGCCACCATTGAGCGCGCCAACAACATCAGAAAACGTACTCATGCAGTTTCCTTTCCTGTTTGCAGTTTCAGACGAAAAACACCGATGGGGCGGCCGTGGCAGGTCTTGCGATCAGACTGCCGGTAACCGACCAGTTCCCAGCGCTTGCTGTTGAAAACAGCGCCATTCACTCGTGGATCAATGTTGGCCGGCGGTGGGCAAACCGCGCGCACGTCATCAATCGAGACTGTTGTTTGCTCGCGGCCAAGCTTCTCGGCAGCAGCCCGTGCAGCAGCGAGCCATTGGGCGCGGTTTTCCTCGAAGAGTGGAAGGACCTCTTGATCGAATATCCTGCGGGCAGCGTTGCTCATTTTGTGTGTTCCGACTTCAGATGACGCCAAGTGCGTCGGCGTAAGGTCGACCAAACAATGCCGTAAGAGCACCCGAGCAGATTTGCGATCTCTCGTACTTTCATCCCTTGTGCCGACAGAGTTCGGATTACTGAAACCAGGTCAGCGCTTAGCTTCGCTCTGCCATTGCGCTCCCCGCTCGCTTGCCGATTTGCAAGATTGCGGTCGACTGCATTGTCTTTTTGAGTTCCGAGTAACAGGTGGGCAGGGTTGCAGCAGGGTGGATTGTTGCACACGTGCCGAACGACAATGCCAGTTGGCAGCGTTTGCACATCATCGTGCAACATTTTCGCCACCCTGTGAGCTGTCGTGCGCACCCGCCCGAATTTCGCAATGCCGTAGCCATCTTTGTTAGTTGAACCCAACCAAGGCCAGCACTCAGCGCTGGCGCGCGACAAATCGACACGACGCCAAAAGCTGTGAGGGGAAACCCTCCCGTTGCTGCAGTGGGAAGCAGCATTGTCATCATTTGCGATATTGCTCACGGTGATTTCTTTTGGCCAATCTTCGCCAGCAGAGCTTCAGCTTCAGCAATAAGAACTGCATCGCCAACATCTGCTGTGCCCTTGATTTGTTCGGTTCTCAGAAATTCCATGTCGCGGCGCAGTGAAGTTGCCAGGAGCGTCAGGTAGGCTTGGCGCAAGCGCTCAATGAATTCCCGTGTTGCCCGGCGCTTGTGCCGGAGGTTCCATTGTGACCAGAACGGCAATCCGAAAAGTTGTTCCGCTTTGCGCATTGCCCCCTCGCTGTTCCCTGGGCCCGACATGAGCTTCGAAATCAGGTCTTGGTGTTCCTTACGCGCCCGCTCGATGTCTTCGGGTTTGCCAAATTCTTTTTGGCACATTGCCAATTTTCTCCCTGCTACGGTTGGAACCGTCACAGAGGACTCGGAGTGAATGGCAATGCTGGAACACATTGGAAAAATCGCTTCTGACCTCATTTCCCGGCTTGAGATCACCGGACAGGACGGCAATCCTGTCCGGCTCTCACTTCAGGGAGAACACACAACGCAACTCACACACGCCGTTACTGGAACGGCACTTCCTGCACCTTCTTCAGTGTCGAAAAATCACGCTTGCGGACTGCGCCGCCCGTGGCCTTCTCAATCTTCGAAATCGTTGCTGCCGAAGGCAAACGGCGGCCATTGGCCAGCCGCGACACTTCGCTTTGCGAAAGGCCAGACATCACAGCAAAGGATTCGGTCGTGAGCCCTTGGCGCTTGAGGTAAGTTTTCAGCTGCATGTCAGCCCCCGCCCCTCTGGCGAGGTTTGAAACCCTTGGCCCCGGTCTTGATGAATGACCGGATGCGCTTCTCTGTGTCCGGCCAAACCCCTCGTCTCGCGGTGCGCAACCGCTCAACAAGCTTGCCGTCATTGACGGCAAGCCTCCCAAACGTACTTTCCGCCATTCCTGTCTTCCGACAGAAAGCAGATATGGAGTTAAGGAGGGCTGGTGTGTTCATACCCACCTTATAATGGGCAATAACCCATTCTTCAAGGGGTTATTTCACACTCGCCCGAAGTTGGGGTTTAGCCCATTATCCGGTTATGACCGAAGCTTGGAAGGAACGGCTGATAACCCTAATCAACAATTCGGGGATTCCGCCAAAGACGCTTAGCCGGAAAGCTGGGCTCAGCGACACATTTGTCAGGGATTTTCTTCAGCGGGATCAAATACCGAATGTGGTGAACCTTGGAAAATTGTGCCGCGCGTTGGATGTCGATATTGCATCACTGTTCGACGATAGCGACACACGCGACATGCTCTCAAAGCACCCGAAAGCGCGGTCCAATCCTGAAAATGGCCAAAACATTGCGGAAATTGATATTCGAGCAGGTGCCGGTGGCGGCGGGATTGCTTTGCTCACAAACGTTGAGTCGGATGGAAACGGGAATACAAGTGTTGCCGATGATGTCAGGGACTTATGGGGAATTCCGAACCGCTTTCTTAGGGAGGAATTGCGCGCTTCAGCAGTCGCTGTCCGCATCATCGAGGTGATGGGCGATTCAATGAATCCAACGCTCAAGCCCGGCGACAGGGTTTTTGTCGACACCAATCACAAAGCCCCCTCCCCGCCTGGTGTCTACGCTGTGTGGGATGGCTTTGGCGTCGTGGTCAAACGAGTGGAGCTTATTCCCCGCACCGACCCTCCCCGTGTCTTGTTGATCTCCGACAATTCCAGCCACCGCCAGTATGAGCTAACGCTAGAGGAAGCTCATATCGTGGGCCGGGTGATTGGAAAAATCAGTTTGATGTAGGGAGCCAAGATGTTTGAAGGACCAGACTCTCCAGCCTTTGTGCTTACTGCATTGGCAATATTGGTAGTTGTCGTGTTGCCGTTTCTGATTTCGTTGTCATCAGTGCGCGGTGCACTCGTTGTATGCAGTGTTGTTCTTCCAGTCATTGCGCTGATGGCGGCCTTTTCAGGCATACGCGGAGGTGGCTTGGCCGATGTCTCTCTGATGATTCCGATGGCATGCGCCTTGTGGCTGGGCGGAGTATTGTGTGGTTTGGCAGCGTATTTTGATAGGCGTATGAATCAATGAATTTCGTTGGATGGTTTGTTGCCGGTATCGTGATGCTGATTGCGGTGGCGCTCTTTTGGCCGGGCGGCCCCAGGACGGCTTCTTCTGATCAACTCAAAGCTCGAATGGAATGCACCAATCGGGGGATTGCCTATTTCAAGGAAGTTGGTTCATTCCCGCAGCTAAGTGATGGCCGAATGGCAGGAGATGTAGCCTATCAACGGTGCAGTGGATCTGACAAGGCTTTCTAGAATGTTCTTAACCGCTTAATGTGCTGCGCGTGGTGAAGATCATGTGGCGCTCCAAACCTATTCGAAGACAATTCACTAAATGCTGCATGGCTGTAGGAGCAAGCTTGATCGCCCTCACCAGCCAAACGTTGGCAGCTGAATATAAGAGCGACCACACCATCTTTTGTGATGGGTACTATGCAATAGATAAAGCCTTTAAGCTCTTGGAAGAAACGAGCGGAGAAGAGCGAAAAGCTGCGTTCGAGGCAATTGGGTGCATCAACCTCATTGATGGCCTTAAGATCGTGAGCCTGGATGATAGCGGCGATGCAGTTGTGAACGTAATGGTCTTCGCTCCAGAGTCAGGGAAGCCTGTTATGGGTTACGTTTCAAGGTTCAACGTGACAAAAGTCTCCGATTGACCCCCGCAAGACGCTCAAGTTTGCGCGATATTATTGCGCTGCTTCTATAGAACATTCACTTGAAGTTGACAGTCAATTATGCCATATTTGGCATAATTCACCAAGCTGTGTATACTTTCGGTTAGGCTATTTTTGGCATATAGAGGTGACAACATGCCGAAGGAAGTGCATTTTATCGGAAGCAGTTATGACGACCTTCGCTCTTTCCCGAAGCCTGTGCGGCAGGAAGCCGGGTTTGCAATTCACTTGGCACAGTGCGGGGACAAAGCTCCGGCAGCAGTGTCAATGTTGGGTTTTGGAAGCTCGAAGGTTTTGGAAGTTGTTATCGATGACCGAGGAAACACTTATAGGGCTGTTTACACAGTCAAGTTTGCTCACGCGGTCTACGTCCTTCATGCCTTCCAGAAAAAATCAAAACGGGGATCTGAAACCCCTAAGCCTGACATGAATTTA